CGCAGGTATCGCGAGCAGACCTCACGGCCGCCGCTGTTCGAGAGGATCGGCGAAGCGCTCGCCAATGACCGCTTTCTTGATCGCTACATGGGCTTTGTTGGCGGCTGCTTCTTCACCGTCGGACTGGCCTACGTGTGGAGCCTCTACCTGTGACCGGCCTCCCCGCATGGGCCGCGACCCCCGAAGGTCGCGCACTGGTCGCTCAAATCATCGCTGAGCAGCCCGACTACTTCATCCGCTCCGGCGCATGGATCGAAGGCGGCGGCGTTCGTCATTACACCGGCAAGGCGGTCGGCAAGCTGCGCGCGCTCTACAACCATCGCCGTGACCGGCTCATGCGTGAAGCGGATGCGGCCTGCGTCGCCGGTACGCCGTGGGAAGAGGCGTCCCGCGACTTCAACGAGATGCTGAGGTCTGAACGGCCCGATGCTTTGATTGAGCGCGTGCTGCGCGAGGTTCCTTACACGCGCATGTCGATCGATCTGCGCGATGATGGTGGAAGGATCGCCGCTTGACCCTCCGCCAGCAACTCATCCGGTCGCTCGCAATCGAAGGCGTGAAGCCGGTCCTCGTGACGCCACGCCTCCCCGACGAGCGCTACTGTCTTCTGCATCGGAAGTGCGCGGCGGGAACGATTGCGCCTGATGAGCGCGCCGAGCTCGACCTGATGTGCGCCGAGAAGGAGCGCGAAGCTGACGAGGCCGGGCTGTGAGCGGCGCCTTCATTCTTCGGCGATGGGAAGTTTCTGTCGACGGCTACGGCAACTCTGCTGAGCTGGCCACGAGCCGCGGCAAAGCTCTCGCTGCTGTTTGGCGCTGCGACGTCTTCGGCTCGCTCAGTTTCGGCGAGTTCTTGAAACGGGCGCGCTGTCGGCTCTCATCGCATCAACCAAAGCCTGAGCAGATCACGGTGCTCGGGAAGCCCGCGTTCTACATTGGCCACAACAATCAGTACGTTCAGTTCGCATGGCCAGGCGGCGAGTTCGTACGCAACGCGCATCCTTTTGACGTTGAGCCTCAGAGCTACCGACCAGCCCATTATAGGACGGACGCGGCATGAACGCGCCGGCCAATCTCCGCGGTCTCCACATTCACTGCGATTATGAGCAGGGATCGGTCAAATGGTACGAGGCTCGCTGCGGCTTGCTGACAGCCAGCGAATTCGATCGCATCATCACGCCAACCCTCAAGGTCGCCGACAATGTGAAGTCGCGAGCGCATCTGTGGGAAATGGCTGCTCAGCGGATCAGCGGGTACGTCGAGCCGCAGTACGTCAGCGATGCGATGCTGCGCGGGCAAGAGGACGAGATCAAAGCCCGCGAGCTCTATTCGAAGCACTACGCGTCGGTCGACCAGTGCGGCTTCGTCACGAACAACAAGTGGGGCTTCACGCTCGGCTGCTCGCCTGACGGCCTGGTCGGCGAGGACGGGCTGATCGAGGTCAAATCGCGCTGCCAGAAGTACCAAGTCGAGACGATCTGCGCGAACGCGATGCCCGAGGATTTCATGCTGCAGGTACAAGGCGAATTGCTCGTCACGCAGCGCAAGTGGTGCGACTTCATCAGCTACTGCGGCGGCCTGCCCATGATCGTCATTCGCGTCTTTCCCGACGAGCGGGTTCAGAGCGCGATCGTCGACGCGGCCGCCAAGTTCGAAAGCCGCATCAATGAGGTCGTCGCTGAATATGCCGCGACGCTGGCGAGCGACGCGCGCCTCACCCCAACCGAACGAACCGTAGAAGAGGAAATGGTGATCTGATGGTTGATATGAGCCAATTCATCGCCGCGAAGAGCGACCAGCTCAACGCCGACGACCTCATGGACGCGCCGAAAACGATCACGATCACGAAAGTGACCGCGGCCCCCGACGCTGCCGAGCAGCCCGTTTCGATCCACTACCAGGGCGGCGAGGGCCGTCCGTGGAAGCCGTGCAAGACCATGCGCCGCATTCTCGTCGGCGTGTGGGGCAAGGACGCGAGCCAGTACGTCGGGCGCTCTCTGACGCTCTATCGTGATCCGACGGTTGCCTTCGGAGGCCTTCAGGTCGGCGGGATTCGCGTCAGCCACATGAGCCACATTGACCAAGACAAGACGGTGGCGCTGCTCGTGACGCGCGGACGCAAGGCGCCGTTCAAGATCAAGCCGCTCGTGAACGCTCCTGCGGCGCAGACTGAGACCGACGCATTCGGCCTCGATCCCGTTCCTCAGAGGCAGACAGCCGAGCAATGGACCGACGCCTACATCGCGAGCGTCGCCGGCTGCGAGACCATCGAAGAGCTGATGGAGCTTCAGTCGAGGTCGGCAACCGCGCTGGCGAAGCTGCAGGCCAACAAGCCCGATTTGCACGAGTGCGCGGTCAATGCCGGGGCCAAGCGCGCGAACGAGCTGCAGGAAGTCACGGCGTGACGCAGCGCATCCGTCTATCGCGCGCAAAGGGCTGGCGAATGCCCGAAAACGCGGTGCACGTTGGTCGGCCTGGCAAATGGGGCAACCCGTTCATCGTCGGCAAGGACGGCACTCGCGAGCAGTGCGTCGCAATGTTCGCTCAACTCGTGCGCGGCTTCATCGATCTAGGCGGGCGCGTCGCTGTCGACGAGCAGCTGACCTATTATCGCCGAGTCCGTCGTCACCTTGACGAATTGAAGGACCGCGACTTGGCTTGCTGGTGCGCTCTCGACGGCAAGCCCTGCCACGCCGACGTTCTTCTAAATCTCGCTAACGGCACTCCGCTTCCAGCGTGGGCGACGCATCCCGTCGACATTGGCCGGGTAAGGCTCGGCATGGCCGCATGGGATTTGGAAGCCGCCGCTCGAAAGAAGGCCAAGCGCGATCGGATCGCGGCATGACCCGCACCAACCTCCGCATCATCATCCTCACCGAACAGCCGCGAACCGCCGCCGAATCCCTCCAGCAGATCGTTCCCGAGCTGATCGAGGCCGAGGGTGTCGTCGCTCGCCTGAAGCGTCTGATGGACGCTGAGCGGGTGAGGCTGGCGAAAGAGCGCGGCGTCGCTTTCGTGAGAGAAGAGCAGGTTCGGCGGGAGTTTGGCCGGCTGTGACCGAACCGCTCCTCTTGACCGAGGAGCAGGCGGCCGAACGGCTGCTGATGCACCCGCGCACACTTAGAAAGCTGCGCCAGGCCGGCGCGATTCGCTACGTCGCTCTCACCGGACGCAAGGTCGCGTACAAGCCCGAGGACTGCATCGCGTACATCGAAAGCCGATCGCGGCAGGAAGAACCACCTATGCACCGGCCACGCGCTGGCCGGTCGGTTGGCAATCGCCGCAATGGGAATATAGTCCCGTTCTCCATCCGGCAGGGGAATCGCGGATGAGCGTCTATAGGCCTAAGACCTCGCCCTATTTTCACTTCGACTTCCAGTTCAAAGGGAAACGCTACTTCGGTTCGACCGGACAGAAGACCCGCCGCGCAGCTGAACAGTACGAAGCGAGGGAACGACATAAGGCCTCGCTCCCCAACCAAGGCCCCGAGCCGATTACGCTCGACGAGGCCTGTGGCCTTTACCAGGACCGCACGGAGACGAAGGCAAGCTGGCGCACTGTCCGCCCTATGCTCGAAGCTCTTCTCGCGCTGGGCAAAAACCGCGTCCTATCAGAGATCGCGCACACTGATCTGATGCAGCACTTCGCCAAGCGGCGGAACGGACGCAAAGACAGCAGCGTCAATCGCGAGATCGAGGCTGCGCGAGCCGTATGGAAGATAGCCGAAGAGGCCGGCCGCGACGTAGGGCGGATGCCGCGGTGGGGTAAGCTCTTCTATACGGTCCCCGATCGGCCGCCGCGAGAGCTCGGCATAGCCGAGCAGGATCGGCTCTTCGCCGAGCTCCGCAGCGACATTGCGGCGTTCTGCTATTTCGCGTTGCAGTCAGGTTGGCGCCTCCGCGAAGTCATCAATCTGCGATGGGCTGATCTCGACCTGTCGAACGCAACCGCAGAAGTTCGCCTGAAGGGCGGCAACATTCGCCGTCGGCCGCTCACTCAATCAATGGTGGCAACCATTGCCAACCAGCCGAAGAAGGGCCCTTTCGTCTTCACTTACGTCTGCCAGAAAAACAAAAGCCGGTACGTCGACAAGAGGGGTAGGCTTCAGCCAGCTCGCCAGAAGGGCGAGCGATACCCGATGACCGCTACCGTGCTGCGCAAGCCGTGGGCCGCAGCGAAGAAGGCAGCGGAGATCGATCGCCTGCGTTTCCACGATCTCAGGCACACGACCGGCACCAGGATCGTGCGCGCGACTGGCAACCTCGCGGCGGCAAAGGAAGCGCTGGCGCACAAGTCAATTCGAACGACGCTGCGCTATGCCCACGTCCTCGACGATGACGTGCGGCGCGCGCTCGAGGCGGCAGAGGATAGATCGCCAGCGACGCGGAACCGCAAGGGATCGGCCGCGTGACGCGCGAGGAAGCTGCTGCTCGCATGGAGGCAGGCGATCAAAGAGGATGGGTTTACGTGATAGAGGCGCGCAAGGGCGGCCCCATCAAGATCGGATGGGCGCGAGACCCTGAGAAGCGGCTGCGGCAGCTCCAGACGGCGCACGCTGAACAGTTGACGCTGTTGGCGGTCATTCCTGGCACCCGATGCCTCGAGCAGGAAATCCACAGAAAGCTGATTTTCGCTCGTCGAGGCGGGGAGTGGTTTGAGGCGGGAGCGGCGATGCGGTTGCTTCGTCCGATCATCGCCGAGTTCGGTTTGAAATTGGCCGTTCGTGCAGCGGAGTCCCGCAATAGTCCCGAACGGCGCAGATACGGGCAGCACGAAAAGCGCGAATATGTCGTTGTTCTACAGGGCGTTAGCTAATGCTCAGACTTCCGCGGTGTAAACGAGATGCTCTACCAGCTGAGCTAACCGCCCTGCCCTCGGAAATGGCGGATTTTCGGCCAATTCTCAAGCGCTCAATTTGAGCGCAAAAGGAACGTAGCGGAAACGAGTGGCATCTTGCGGACACTGGAGTCCCGAAATAGTCCCGAACTCGCCATGCCTGATCCCATATCCGCCGATTGGCTCGCCAAGATGAAGCACACGCTGGCCGTCGACCTCAGCCGCTTCATGACCGCCGGCCTTCCCCCGCGTGCGATCGTCGAGAAGCTGTTCGAAATTCCGGAAGTCGAGCAGGCGTTCGAGCTGCGCGCGAAGGCGAGGCGCGACCGAACCGGAAAGTGGGAGCTGATCGACTAGGCCGGGATCGGCACGAGCTGGTGCCTCGGATAGGCACTGTCGGGATAATGGTCCGACAGCAGCATCTGCATCCCGTTGCCGAGGTCGCCGCCGGCGCAGCTCAGCTTCCTATTGATACAGTTGGTGTGCCAAATGCCCTTGACCAACGGCGACCAGGCTTCGCGATAGTCCATGTGCCAGGTCGAGCCGCGCTGGATGCGCTTGCCGAGCATCTTCTCCATCTGGAAGTCGCTGTCGAGGCCCCACCGGCCGGCGATGAAATCGGCATCGACGGTAAAGGCGACCTGCACTTCGAGGCTATCGACCACGTAGGGGTGATCCTTGGGGCATGCGCGGAAGAACTGCCCCGGATGCATCTGGCCGTTCGCCATCGCCATGTGCGAGCGGTGATCCGCACTGTCGAGGTTGACGCCATCCCAACAGATCGGCGCTGCGGCGACGATCATGAGGCGGGCGCCAATCGGGCAACCGGCCGCGATCACCTCGTCCATCGAGTGATAGTAACCATTCGCGCCATTGTTTCCGATCGTGCCGTCGAAGCTCGCCCAGCACTGGAACGTGATTGCGTCATGGTCCTGACTCGTCGGATCGGACGGCCCGCCGGTCATGGTTTTCATGTTATAGCCGAAGATGAAGTTGAGCCCATTCGGCAGGTCGACGCACTGGCCGATACCGTAGATCACCGCGACGTCGTTGCACATCGGATCGCTGAGCGGGTTCCGCTTGTAATAGAGGTTCATGTAATCGGGCTTCACGACGAAGCCGGTGCCGGTGAGCATCGCCGGCATCCAGTAGGCCGAGCGGTTCGCCGGATGGGCAGGATCGCCACAGGTGGTGCCGCCCGTTGTCCGCAGGCTCGTGTAGGTCGAATTCGCGTCCGCGCCGAGGTTCCCGAAATTTTGGTGAAGGTGCGGCGATGCGTGCGGCTGTCCTGGATAGACGAGTGAATCGTCCCAATCGAGCTGGCCCGGATGACAGAACATGCGGAACGCGCCGACTGGATCGGCGCTCGCCGGAGCGATGCCGCCGCGGCCAGTGGGCCCGTACCAAGTCGGCTCGATACCTGAAGCCGTGTTGAAGTTGTCCGCGATCGTCGCCTCGCCAGTGGGTCCGGTTGAGGGCGGCGGCGGCGGCGGCGTCGGCGTCGGGGTAGGAGGCGGACACTTCACGAACCGCCCGCGGCTGTCCCGGCACACCTTAGCGGCCATCATCATCTGCGCGCCTGATGCCGACGCGGCCGTGGTGGAGTCGCAGGCCGGCAGAATGAGCGCGGCCGTGCAAAGAGCGAGCGTCAGGGCTTTCATGGCGTGGGCTCCTTGTTCGGATCAACGGCGTGCTGCCGGATCACCCAGCTACTCAGTTCGTCCAGTTGGATGGCCTGCTCTGTGCAGATGAGGGCAGTGTCGACAGGAAGTCCGTTACCGGGCGCTTGAGCAATTCCTGCGGCGGGAGCGGAAACGCCGGGCACTGGCGCTGTTCCGCGACTGCCGGGATGGGTTGCGGCCGCGGCGCTCCGCAGGCGCTCAGCAGCAGCCCGAGCAGCAGCAAGGCGTGCTTCGTAGTCATGGGAAGTCCTTTCGTTGATTGCGGCCTGCTCAGCTTCGACCCGCGCCTTGTTTGCGGCGTCGGCCTGGCGGGCTTTCTCTGCGGCGGCGCGATAGTTGAGCACCGTCTGCCCGAACGCGGCGTGCTCGAGCGCGTACAGCCCCTGGTAGCTGGCGCTCTGCTTCTTCCAGTGCCGAGCATCGCCGGCCGACTGCAGCCACATGAACGCGAGCGCAGCCGACGCGATGAGCCCGATCCAGCCCTGCACGTTGAGAGCAGCGAAGAAGCGCTTGAGCGCCGCGCCGATGACCTTCAGCAGGTTGAAGCCGCCGAGCGCCAGCTTAAGGAGGATGGCGGTCACAGCCGCTCGCGCACGGTGATGTCAGGATAGGCCTTCGCGTAGGCCTCGCTGACGTACTTGCCCGTCACTGACGAGCGATAGACGTACTTGGGCTTGCGCTTGAGCGCGTTGAGCAGCTTGCGGATCATGGACGTTTCCTTGAAAAACTGCCATTTACGCGGCGGTGAAACACAATTGTGAGCGGTGCTCTCGGACCTTCGAGGGCAGGCCCCGCGCGAGGTTCTGTTCGAGAGAGTGCGCAGGCCGGGGCGCGCCGCGCCTTCACGGCCACAGCTGCGGGATTGATGGCCGGTCGGCGACCTACAGATCGTGGGAATGCATGAAGCGCCGGTGTCAGTGCCCTACGGCGTCCGATTTCGATGAATACGGCGGCAGAGGCATTCGCGTCTGCGAGCGCTGGCAGGTGTTCGACAACTTCCTTGCCGACATGGGCGAGCGTCCCACAGGCATGACGATCGACAGAATCGACGTCAACGGCAACTATGAGATCTCCAACTGCCGCTGGGCCACCCCTGTCGCACAAGCGACGAACAGGCGGCCGAAACGCCTTGTCCGCTTTGGCGGAGCAGATTGGAGCATAGCTCAACTGGCCACGCATCTCGGGCTGG